GATGAGCGTCAAAACGTTCGGTGATGCCATCTTTGCCACCAAGATGGACGACGGCAATGTAAAGTTGGCGGGGTATCTGGTCCGCTTTGGTGACGCAAGCAAAACCGATCTGACCGGGGATTACTTTACGAAAAATACGGACTTTGGGCAGGTTGAGAAATCAGCATCATGGTTCAATCATCGGATGCCCGTCGAGTACAAAGGCAAACGCATGGCCTACACTGAGCAGTTACCAGATGCCACTCTGAAAATGGATGAGTTTGGTATCTTTGCCGAGATCGTGTTAGGCGCGCGTAACGAGTATGAAAAAATGATCGCTGAATGGGGTATGAAAGGTTTGCTTGGTTGGTCGAGTGGAACCGCCCCTCACCTGGTGGACCGCAAGACAGTCGGCAACGCAACTGAAATACTGAAATGGCCGCTTGGATTGGATGCCAGTTTGACACCCACTCCCGCAGAGCCACGAAACAAGGTAACTCCGCTGAAATCAATCAGCGTTACACAGGATGAAGCCAAGCCCGCCCCGCAGGATAAGCGGGAAGCAGTCGCAGAACCTGAAACAATCACAATTCAAACAGGAGTAAAGACAATGGAACTCGAAAACGAAAAACTCCAAGAGATGTTGTCACAGGCGGCGGAAGCTGGCGCAAAGAAAGCCATTGAAGCAACCGAAGCCGTCAAGACATCTGGCGGAAACGTCATTACCGTAACGGTTGACGAATCAGAACGCCCGTTCAAGTCACTTGCTGAACAGGCACAAGCCGTCAAGGAATATGCTATTTCCTACGGTCAGAAACAACACCCGCGCATCAAATTCCTGAAAGCGGTACAAGGCGCATCCGAAGGCGTTCCTAGTGACGGCGGGATCTTGCTTGACCCGACCCTCTCCCCCTCCGTGATTACCCCGATCCATGAGACCGGCGCTTTTGCCAATGATGCCCGCAAGCTCCCCGTGAGTAACGGCAGCAATTCAGGCTGGATCAATGGCGTGGATGAAACCTCCCGCGTCGCTGGTTCCCGCTGGGGTGGTCTGCGTGGTTATCGTCTTGCCGAAGGCGACACAGTTACCAAGAGCAAGCCGACCTTCCGTCGCATCAATTGGGAACTGAAAAAGTACGGCGTGTTAGTTTATGACACAAACGAGCTTTTGAAAGACGCTTCCCAATTCGCCGCCATCGCCGAACAGGGCTGCCGCGAAGAAATCGCGTTCATGCTGAACGATGACATCTTCAACGGTCTGGGCGTTTCTGGACCTTTGGGCATCATGAACTCAGGCGCGTTGATCTCCGTAACACGTGACACCGCCTCCAACATCAAGGGTACTGACATTTCCGCCATGTGGCAGCGCTTGAGCCTCCGTTCGAAAGCCAATGCCAAATGGTACGTCAACCCCGATACAGCCGCTCAGCTCGACAGCATCTTTGCAGTCGGCTCCACCGCTGTGTTGTTCCCCTATGCTTCGTATCAGCCCGGCGGCGTTCGCACCCTGTATGGTCGCCCTGTGATCGAAACCGAATTCAACCCCTCCCTGAACGCCTCCGGCGACATCTTGCTTGCCGACATGGGTGAGTACTTGCTCTGGGAAAAGGGCGGCGTGGAAATGGCTACTTCCATGCACGTCGAATTCCTGACCGATCAGGAAGTGATCCGCTTCATTTACCGCTGTGACGGACAACCCGCTGCCGCCTCAGCCACCACGCCTTATAAAGGCTCGAACACCACCAGCCCGTTCGTTGTTCTTGGTGCGGCTTCCGCCTAAAGGAGATTGACATGAGTAACTCAAACCGCTTCGTATTCGGGGAAAATGTTTTCCCTCTCAAAGCCCCGGTGGATTCAGCCGGAACCGCTTATGCTACCCCGTTCGTTGACCTCAAGAACGCCCTTCACTGTACTTTCTACTACTACATGGGCGTTGTCACAGCCGCGAGCGCAGATCAAAATATCGTCTTGACCGTTGAAGCCGCTACCGCTTCTGCGTCCGGCTCCGAAGTTGCGATCCCCTTCAAGTACCGCATTTCCGCGGCAACTGGGACCAACACATGGGGCGCGATCACCACAGTCGCCAACACCGGTCTGTCTTTGGATACCACATCCTCAGATGCCATGATGGTTGCCATCGAGATCGACTGCAATGGTCTTGACAACCTGCTCGCGGATGCCCGCTTTGCTCGTTTGGTGGTTGGCATTGACGCGGGTGGAACCGTCACCCTCAACGCAGCTTGGGCCGTTCTTGACCCACGTTACCCGCAGTTGACCCACAAGTCCGCCGCATCGTAATAATAATAGGGAGGGTGTAACAGCCCTCCCCAAAGGTTGAAACCATGTTGCAAATTGAGCAGGTATCAGATACAAAAATTGTCATTCGTGATGATAGCACCAATATCATGGAGATCGATACAACCGCAGGCGTGAGAGTCAATGGCACGTTCAAGGTTGGGACTTCCTCGATCACATCCACCCAATTGGGCGCAATCGTGACAGCCGTAGCGAATGGTTATAAGATCGCTCGCGGCGTGGCAGCAGTCACAGGTACGGCAACAGTTGCAACAGGTTTGACCTCGGTTGTTGCTGTAATCGCTACCGCCGCCTCAGACTTGGATGGAGACACCCTCGCGGGCGTGAGCGCGACCATTGGAGATCAGGCAGGCGCACCCGTGGCAGGCTCGGTCATTCTGAAAGCATGGAAAGTCACAGGTGACGCGGATGTTACATTTATCGCCGCGAATGCCGCAAAGAATATCAATTGGTTGGCAATCGGCGTATAACGCCAGAAAGTAGTTTATTTTGAAACGTTTGGCAATCGTAGGAAGCGGACCCAAGACGCGAGAGTTAGCCCCTTGGGAAGATGAGACAATAGATATTTGGGTATTCAATGAGGCAGGCAATCACCCCTGGTGTAAGCGTTGGACAGCCTGCTTCCAGATGCACCCGCCGAACATTTACAAAGGACATAACACCAAGGACGCGAAGCATTGGGAATGGTTGCAAGAGGATCACGGCAAGACGATCTATATGCAAGAGGTTGATCCAAACGTACCAAACTCGGTCCGCTTCCCACTGGAGCAGGCGCAGGAACTTTCAGGCGTCAAGATGTTTTCCTCCACCTTTGCTTATATGTCCGCCCTCGCAGTTATGCAGGGATATGAGGAAATTCAGATTTATGGCGTTGAGTTATCCTCATCCGAATATCACTATCAAGCCAATAGTTATCTTTTCTGGTTCGGATTCCTTAGAGGTAAGTTAGGCGACAAAGTTAGTAATACAGTTACGTACCTTGACAATAATATATTTGATGCTCCCCTGTACGGGTATGAAGGCAACTTCTCATTTGGTGCTGAGTACTTCGCAGAGCGGGCAACCCTTCTAAATAATAGATGGGAGTCAGCAGAGAAGCATTTCGTCAATATGAAGAAAGCCATTGAGAAGGCGATAAAAGATTATGACTTCGAGAACGTACAGAGGTTAACACTTGAGTACCAATCAGCCGCGTTGAAAGGCGGTGAACTGGCAGGGGCGCTTGCTGAGGCAGAGCGATACCAAAAGTTTGGAGACCGCTTTGCGGATCGGGGGGGCTTCGAGCGAATGGCATCCAAATCTCAGCAAGACGGCGACCAGAAACGCCCAATGATCTGGCACTACGGCGGAATGGTTGAGTATGCCTGGAATGTCTGGAAGCAGACGAAGTCAAAGCCTGCCGAGTTACAGATGATAAAATTCATCGAGACCATGGGGCAGGTTGCGTATGATACCGGCGCTCTGCTCGGTGCGTACAAGGAAAATGTCCTATATATAAACAAATACGACGCTACCGCGGACGCGGGCGGAGCGGTACTCTTGGAGAATAATGCCTAGTTATTGTTTACTCGCCGACTTGAAAACATACTTGAACGCCTCTGCCTCCGCAGACGACGACCTTTTACAGTTGATGCTTGACGCGGCGACCAACCGAATTGATTCGCACACAGGCAGGACCTTCCAAGCGGCTGGGGACACAACGCGCACCTACGACCCGACAAAGGATATTTTCAATAACGCCCTCTGGCTCGACCAAGACCTGTCTTACCTGACCAGTTGCGTCAATGGCGATACCACAAATATCACCACAAGCATTGTCACCAATCCCCGCAACGAAACGCCCTATTACTCTCTTGGTATAAAATCCTCCAGCTCGGTATCTTGGACATATCTCACCGATTACGAGAACGCGATCAGCGTAACGGGGAGATTTGCTTACATGGGACGCGAGACAATCACGGCATTATCCAGATCGACAAATGTCGTCACCGCAACAGTCACCGCACCGCGCTTATCGGTTGGAGTTTCGGTCTGGGTTGTGGGGTGTGCAGATACTTCCTTTAACGGCACGTTTACAGTGACAAGTAACACCGGCTCGGCAATCACCTGGGCGCAAACAGCAGGCAATGACACAGATACCACGGCGTATTTACTTTATACTCCAACTGACATTGTCACCGCTTGTCGCAGACTTGCCGCATGGATGTACCGACAGAAGGATACCCAGCAGGGCGATCAGGACCGTCCGATATTGGCTGGCGACGGTTCGATCATCATGCCGACCACCCTACCTTTAGACGTTGAAAAAATACTGCGCCCGTATATTCGGAGGGTGAGAAATTGAGCAGTTTACTACTCACCTTTTACGATGACCTCGAAGCAATGACGGTCAGTTATACGGACAAGTCCGGCTCATCTGCCACCGCCAACGCTTTGAACATTGACGAGAACTCGGAAAGCATCCAGACGGCGCACCTCCCTTGTCGCATCCTGACCTTTACCCAGCCTGATAC